CAAGCCGCGAGGACATCGAGTCCATCGACATCTGCCGCATCGTGGCGGTCGAGTACGAAGCCCTTCGCAGCGAGATTCAAGAGGTGGACGACTGGGCGCAGATGGCCGGCGAGGTGGCGATCTACATCAAGCACTGGCTCGACGACGCGGAGTTCGCCGAGGTGGACGAATATGACCTTGAGTGGTACTGAACATGGCAGAGAACGACGCGAGAACAGTCCAGTCTGAAACGTGGTATGAGTGCGGCATGTCTGCCGTCGTGGCTGAGAACTACGGCGAGGGCCGCATCCAGTTTTTTCTGATCAACTACAAGGGGGAGCGGCTCCCCTTCACGAACATCAAAAGGCTAGACGAAGAGGGCAGCGTCGTCACGAAGGACGAGGCCATGGCCCACCTTGAGGCCGTCAAAAAGAGCCTTGTCCAATAGCCGGAAACTGCAAGGGCGCGGCGGCTTTCGCCTATAGTTTTTACGGCAGCAAAAAACACCCGACCAAGGGCGAAGCCGTGGAAAACCTTGAGCGACGGTCCTTTTCGTACGATGACAACAGCCGCGGGTCGCTCCTGCGCATCGAGCGGCGCTGCGAGTGCCCGGACGACGGGGAGGAGGGTCGCGAATGGATCGTCGGCTACGCCGCCAAGTTCGGGGTCAACTCTCTTGAAATCGACGGAGAGTTCATTGAGAGGATCGATCCAAGTGCGTTTGGGATCGTGACGGAGCGCCGCGGACGGCGGTCGCCGCTTGAGACGCGGGCGCTCTTCAACCACAACGCCGACATGCCACTGGCACGTTATCCGAAGACGCTCAAGCTCTACGTTGACGACATCGGTCTTCGCTATGAATTCCCTGTGCCCTATAGCAGCTACGGGAAGGATTTAGCTACCAACATCCGCGACGGGATCATCTCCGGGAGCAGCTTCAGCTTCACGGTTGCGCGGGGCGGGGATGAGTGGGCGGTCGAGCAAGGCCGCTCCACGAGATTGATCAAACGCGTCGATTCTCTGATCGATGTCGGGCCAGTCACCTTTCCGGCCTATCCCGATGCCGACGCCAAGGTCGCGATGCGTTCCTATGACATGTTTCGCAAGTCGAAAGGACTTGCGAAGCCGCGAGTCTACCTTTCGCGAAGCGGAAGGCTCGACAGCATTCTGAAGCGCGCACGGACTTCCTTGGCCGATTACATTCGGAAGCATGGCTAAATCCGGCGACGTTTGTCCCAGTTGTCGCAACGCACGCGTAGGCGTTTATGCCAGCCAGTGCCGCGGCGAATACCAAGCCCGCTATCTGCGCTGTCAGAAATGCGGCTACACGACGAAGAGCGTCGTGCCATCGTCTGAAATAAGGCGCCGGTCGCTGCTACCTAACTAGGTAAGCACAGCGTTCTCTATCTGGATGGGTGGCCCCCTCCCGGTCTAGCCTGCAAGTGTCGAGGTTATCGACACACACGCACGCGACACTCAGGAGTCATCTCGTGGCCGCCTCCCAAATCAAAACGCTTCTTGACGAACTCGCCGCCATCCTCGCAGAGATGGGCGCCCTCGATGACGGCGCGACCGACCTGCTTGAGCCGACCGGAGAAGAGGCGAGCGTCGTCGTCGGTGACGCCGCTGCCGCCGAAGGCGAAGACGAGATGTCGAGGGCGTCGGACATGCCCGAAGGCGAGGACATGCCGAAGGAAGACGAGGAAGAGGAAGACCCCGAGATGGTCAAGGCCCGCTCGCTGGAGCGGCTGATGAAGAAGGCCGAGAAGGTCAAGGCCAAGATCGACTTTTACGAGCGCAAGGCGGCCAAGGAGGCCGAAATGCGTGCTGTTCTGGAACGAGCCGCCCCTGCCGAAACCCTTGAAAAGCGAGAAAACGCCATGAAGCGAGTCTTTGCCGTCCCCGCGTCGCACTCCAACCTCCGTGCCTTCCGTGGCGACAACGCCGCGGAGCGGGCGTACCGGGCCGGCATGCACATCCGCGGCTACGTCTTCGGCGACGCCGAAGCCCGCCGGTGGTGCGCTGACCACGGCGTCGAGACCCGCGCGCAGGCCGGCGGCATCAATTCGCTCGGCGGCGTTCTGGTTTCCGAAGAACTCTCGACGGAAATCATCCGTCTCGTCGAAGAGTACGGCGTGTTTCCGCAGTTCGCCCGCCGCGTGCAGATGAACAGCGACACGCTCGTCATCGCACGCCGGAAGAGCGGCCTTGCGGCCCGCCCGGTCGGCGAGAACGTCGAGATCACCGACAGCAATGTCGAGTTCGACAACGTCCAGCTTGTGGCGAAGATTTGGGGCGTTGCGAACCGCATCCCCAACTCGCTGCTTGAGGACTCCGTCATTGATCTGGCAGATGCGATGGCCGTCGAGGTGTCACAAGCCTACGCAGAAGCCTTCGATAATTCGGGCTTTATCGGGGACGGAAGCTCCACGTACCACGGGACGGTCGGCGCTGCCGTCGCCATCGTGGACGGGACGCACAGCGCCAGCGTCGTGACGGCGAAGACCAACAACACGACGTTCGACCAGCTTGAGCTTCGGGACTTCACGAGCCTGATCGCCAAGCTCCCGATGTACGCCAAGCGGAACGCCGCTTTCTACATCTCGCCGGTCGGCTTCGGCGCCGCGATGACCCGCCTCGCCCTGAATCCGGGTGCGGCCACCAGCGGCGTCGGAACGCAGACCAACAGCGGCGGCGGCAACACCGTCAACGATGTCGGCAGCGGCTGGAACACGCTGAATTTCCTCGGCTTCCCGGTCCGGCTGACTCACTCGCTTGAGTCGAACCTGACCGGCACGACCGGCAAGGTCGCTTGCCTCTTCGGCGACCTCTCGCAGGCCGCTGTGTTCGGCGAGCGTCGTGCCATCGGCATCCAGACGGCCCGAGAGAGGTACATCGAACTGGATCAGACTTTGATCCATGCAACAACGAGAAACGCTATGGTTGTAACGGACCTTGGCGATTCGACGAAGGCCGGCCCACTCGTTGCCCTGAAGTTCGCCTGACCCACTTGACCCTCTAGGAGACGAAGTCCGTGAATCATCTTGAAAACAGCAAGTCGGTGGCGAGCCTCGTGGCGACCGGCAGTTCGGTTGCCGCCGGCACCGTGGCCCTGACGGTCGATACGCTCGGCTACGAATACCTGTCCGTGGACGCGGTCTACTCGACCTGCAATGCGAACAGCGCCGTGGCGAGCATCTTCACGCTTCGGGCTGGCGACACCGTGGCGGGTCTTGCCGACTACACCGCGACCTACGGTTCGGTGTCCGGCATCACCAGTTCGGCCAACACGGCGGCCTCGCAGACGAGCGTGGCGACCGTGGCCCGGCTCGACTTCGACCTCCGCGGCAAGCCCCGCTACATCAGTCTGGCGACGGCCCCGAACGACACGGCGGCGAGGGCGATCCTCGTCGGCCGCCTGTCGAAGGGCGCCGATGGCCCGGACAGCGCGTCCGAAAAGGGCGTCCGCGTGAAGTACAGCGGCTGATCATTTGACAGCCTCGACACATTAGATGGCGGGTACGGGCTTCCGTACCCGCCATCTTCTTTTCTGGAGGCAGTGAATGATCGTCAAGATTGGTTCGACGGACATGGACGTTCGCATCGAATGCGTGATGAGTGGCCCCCGCTTTGGCCCCATCGCGAACATCTTCGGCTGGGCGCAAGCGCTTATGCCGCTCGGGATTCGACCGACGCTCGGACAGGGGGCGCTGTGGCCTCAGGTGATTCAACGCTGCCTAGAACAGTTTGCGGATTCGACGGAATACATCCTGACGACCGACTACGATTCGTTCTGGGATCGCAAAACGGTTGAGGAGCTTGTCGGCATGGCAATGGCGCTCAACTGTGACGCCCTCGCGCCATTGCAGGTCAAACGCGAGGACGGCCGGCCGATGTTCACTCTCCCCGGCCAGCTTGACGCCCCGCCGAAAGACGGCTCGACCCAGTTGCCGATTGAGTGGTTCTGCGAGCCTGTGCAAGAGGTGGACAGCGCCCACTTCGGATGCACCGTCATCAGCACCAAGGCGCTCAAGCGGACGCCGAAGCCTTGGTTTCAGGACATCCCGAATGCGGCCGGCGAGTACGGTGACGGCAGGACGGACGCCGACATTTTTTTCTGGCGCCAATTCAAGAAAGGCGGCAACAGGGCGTACGTCACTCCGCGGGTGTCCATCGGTCACGGCGAGTACGTGGCCGTGTGGCCGGGCAAGGAACTGCAAGCCCCCGTGTTTCAGTATGTCGGCGATTACACCGCGAACGGCGCACCCAAAACTGCATGGAAGGCTCCCGGCGCATGAGAATCAAGCTTGTGAAGCGGTATTCGACCTACCACGCCGGCAAGGTCGTCGAGTGCGAGGACGAGACGGCACGGCGGCTGATCGCCGACGGCGTGGCCGTGAGCGAGGAGCCAGCCCCTGCCCCGGCCATCGAGACAGCGGCAGTGGAACACCAGACGGAAGTGGCCGCGGCCACCCCACGGAGGACACGACGAAGTGCAGTACCGAAGCCTGAAAGTCGCGACGCCGCCGGCAGTTGAGCCGGTCACGCTCGCCGAAGCGAAGCACCATTGCCGCATCGATACGTCGAACGACGATGCGTACGTCAGCGCCCTGATCACAGCCGCGAGGGAGTGGTGCGAGTCCTACTGCGATGAAAGTTTCGTCCACAGAGAGTACGTGATGAAGCTCGATTCGTTCCCCGTGGAAATCGAACTGCCGAAGCCGCCGATGGCCTCGGCCGGCACTTGCACCGCCGTGTCGGTGACGTACACGCTGGAAAGTTCCGCGACAGTCACGCTTTCGGAGACGCGATACCGCGTTGACAGAGACGCCCTGCCGGGTGTCATCCGGAACAACTACAGCGGCTCGTGGCCCGCACACAGGCTCGACCAGAACGCCATTACGGTTCGCTGGTGGGGCGGATACGGCCCGGAC